GAACGTAGACAGTTCTTTAGTGTCAACGTCCTGGGCTACGCAGCACCATATTGTGTCGTGCTTCAAATTCGTCTCTATATCTATCATCAGCGTTTTCATATTCTATCAACTCCAAGTATGTCAGCAGTGCGTTCTCGTACTTTGCAGACCTCCAGCTGGGCGCTGAATTACGTGCCTCTACCTTCTCTGAATCTATACCAATTAAATAATCCTTCAGCTTTGCCATCACGTTTCCTCCTGACATTGTACGTCATCAATAAGCCACTTTAGGTCTCTTCTAGCATCAATCTCAATCTCTGATACGTAACTACCACAGCTAACACACAGGTCTAAAAACACACCCGTACTGCGATATTTGCGGGTTGTTTCATAATCACTCAACAGATTGTTGCAGCTAATACACCTCATACTATTCTTCCTTGTCTATCATAAGCCACACCAGTGTTATCACCATCAGTACAATTAAGATCATGCAGCACCGTCATCGTCATCAACCACTATGCCGGACAGGAAGGATGCTTTTAACATAGCGTCATTTAGATCACGGCAAAGACCTGTGTACATCTCTTGCCCTGTACCTGGGTCTGTGTAGCGCACACGATGTTGGTACTGCTGCTTGCGTTGGGTCTTTACCATTGACGCGTAACGATCATATTGCTTAGTGTTAGTAGTCATTATATCGTCTCTCCTCTTCAGATTTAGTCCATGTCGCGTGAGCTTCAGCGTCTGCTTGAGCTAAATATACATCCTGCTCTGATAGTGTCAGAGGCCACAGCTCTGGCGGTACTACAATCTCATACAGATCACCATCATCGTAGTTGAATGCTATACCTTGAACGAATATCTCACCGTGATAGCGGTGCTCACGGTCTTCGTCATCATCTGGTAGCATGTTGTCGTACTTTTCCTGCGCTTGTTTTAAACTCATCATAATCTCCTCATTCATGGATTTCGTTCATTCGTCCAGTAACATTGTTATAAAACAACGTACTACATAGACCTGTCTCACCACTGAATCTATTCTTAAGCACTCGCACCTTAGTCTTATTCCTGTCTGTAGCGTCTTCAGCTTGTCCGTTCCGTTCTAAGCCTAGAACAATATCACTGAGCTGGGCTATGCTGGCACTGCCGCGCAACTGACTCAGGCTAGTGTTGCTGCCCTCCTCATGCCCTTTACCTTCTGGTCTGCGTAGATGGGAGACAACAAACAACGCTATCTTTGTCTCCTGCACTAGCATCCTGAGCTTTGTCATTATCTCATCTATCGCCTTACGTTCGTCTCCAGCGGCTTGTGCGCTGACCACTATCGACACATGATCTAGCATAATATACTTGCAATCAAGCGCCTTAGCCATGTATCGCACACGTGATATTACGTTGTCAATATCTGTTGAGCCAAAATGGTCAAACATAAACACTCTGCCAGTGCCGATAGTGTCATCAAAGGCTTGCTTCCTCTCTGCCTCAGTGCTAACTGTCGTTGGTAGGTGCAGAGTCTTGTCCACTGCTAGAGACATCAGCGACAACGCAGTCTTTCGCGTAGACTCTTCCAAAAACAACAAGCCAACGTTGCACTCAGTATGCTTCAGGACAAAGTAAACTATCTCCCTGACGAACTGACTCTTACCTAGTCCACTGCCTGCTGTAATCGTCACCATCTCAGCCATTCTAATCCCGTACGTCATCACGTTAACACCCGGCCACGGGTACATGACGTCAGCGTCCTCCATCGGGAGGTTTACATCATCCCATAACGTCTCCGCATTGATGATACCATCTGGAATGTATTGCTCTGCCGCCCACCACGCCTGATTAAACAACTCCGACTTACCGGCTTGCAGGTAGTCGCTCGGGTCTTTGTAGCCTGTTAAGTGCTTAACCACTTTAGACTTACCACCGAACAACTGTGCCACCTGAGACGCTGCTTTAGTACCTGGCTCGTCACTGTCAAAGCATATGACGACAGTGTCAAAGCTGTCGAGCCATTCGTAAGCGGCTTTGCAGTCTTTCAGAGCACCGCCAGCACCGTTGCGTACGCTGACACAAGGATATTTACTCCCTTGCATCTGATACGCGCTCATGGCGTCAAATTCACCTTCTGTGATGGTTATGTATCTGCCACCGCTTGGGAATAGTTGCTGACCATATAGGCCACCCTCAGCCCACTGCCCAGCTGTTGTAAAACGCTTGTCAGGTAATCGAATCTTAGCCGCTACAGGATTATGTTGATCTGTCGGCGCATAGTATCCATACACCACTCGATCACCGTCAACGATACAACTGTAGCGTTCACACGTTGCTGTCGTTAAACCCCTCTGTGGGATCGCCTGCGCCTTTCTAGTCTGAAGCAGTAGTCTAGTACTATCAAAGTCAGTAAATCGCTCAGAGAGCCTCACAGCAGCCTCTGGCGAGGTCTGGCGCACGTAGTCTACACCTTCTGGCTTAGAATACTTATTACAGACAAAACAATAACTGCTCCCGTCATCGTTTAAAGCTCTACCGTCACTGCTACCACAACCAGCGCACTCTATATGTGTCTCAATAAATGGCATTATCTACGCTCCCATTGGATAGTGACATGACAGAAAGGTAACATTAGACAGTAACCCGTTGTTATAGTCGATTCAACGTCATCAGGATCGTCACCATACACATCAAAAAACACCGATTCCTGGCTGCAAAGGTACACACCAAAACCGTTTTTAAGTCCCGCCATAATACAAAAACGCCCTAAATAACATATAATCAAAATAAACTCCTTGACAGCTTTTTAGCGTGTCGTTAAACTGCTCTCTATAGAGACGATGTATCGTTAAAGCGTTAACAATAGATAAAGGTTATTACTCTTTAGACTTTAAAGCCTCTAACGTCTATAACGTGCAACAAAGTGTAAAACAATCAATAAACTACCCGCAATAAAGTGTAATCATCACTATATAGACGACAGCACGAAATCGCCTATATAGTCTCTATAAAATCACTCTTCCGGTAATATTTCGTATACCAATTCATAATGATAACCACACGCCAGCAAGAAACATCGTATAGCCTCCGCTGCCTCATAGATTGTTGCCCCGTCCTGAAGCGTCACCATTACGTCTTGAATATGGTATTCTGTGTCGCGCCTGCTTAATATAATCATGATTTTATTCCATAGATTGTCTTTATAGTTGAGTAGGTTTCAGAGTCTACAACTCCCCTAATGAATTCACCTGGTTTGAGCGTATATAGCGAATCTAGAAAATCCTCGTTGCCCAATACGTCATATGCATCCTCAAACGGCTCGCATACAGTGACCCCGTTGAGCGTGTCTGCTATAAGATATCTCATTTCATTTCATCCTCATTGATTATTGATATTGCGTCATCGTATATAACATAAGCGAACACCGCCATCAATCCAACTAGAAACCATCCTATAGGATTCCCATCTATTCCGGCATCGATTGCCTTTGCGAATACGAATACAGCAAGGCATGACACCATTAGCATTAATGCGTAGTATATCGTTTTCATGCGTATGCTCTCCGTATTGCTTGTTTAGAAACAGTGTTTTTAACGGCCCTTCTGTTTGCAGCGTCTATAATGTCATCCAGATAGTTTATATATTTAGCATGTATAGCGCCTATCTGCTGGCGTATTCTCATTTCATCGTCAATTAAATTTTCGTAGTGCTTTATTGCATCCGACAATTGTTCGCCCTTGTCTGCTTTATACATCGCGTCCAGTGCTCTAGGATACCGAGCCAATAAGGATGATAACTTGTCAGACAGTGCGGAAAATTCTGTATCGAATTGTTGCTTGTTCATGATCTGATTCTCCTAGTAGGCTGCGACATGCCGCCGATTGATGTAGATTACTAACATTACTTAATTAATACCAATACATTAAATCTATCAATAATGGCGTATTATTCTACGCGCCAGAATGTCAATAACGGCCTCTTAAATTTACTAAATATAATATATCCTTTTTCTTTATTCCGCTTACTGACTAACGCCCTGAATTGTTTCCTTGCGTTCTTATCCAATACGCTAACGCTCGTTGTCGTACCTGGACTATGCAAACAATGCATAACATAGTCTGCTGCTGCTGATTGATCTGTGTGTGCTGTCATGATATTACCTTACCTTCTCTATGTTTAATTGATCTATAAACTTTCTATAGCCTTCCATATCACTCAACCACCCATAACGCGTGGCAAATATCTGTTTAGCTGCTACATCGTTGAACGCTATGATAGTAGTTTTCATTGCTTGGCTATTGTCCCATACGTTGTACAACATAGTATCTATACCTCAGAAGGTTGCAATTAAAGTCTGTTAACGAATACATAGCCCGTTGATGTTCCACCCGCTGCATACTGCTTCTCAAACGGTGTGCCAGATTCTAACCATCCT